ATTGCTAGTTCGGGAAGTATTAGATATGGTCTGGCGGCTACGAATAAGACTTATTCCGACATAGTCCTTTTACTTGGTGGGGGTTCCAACTCAGGCGGGACGGTTTCTACAACCACCGGGCAGAAACTTAGTTCCAATTATGTTGTGAGTTCTGGATACTCGCTTCTTACCGCTACCATTAAATGGGCCGCTGCCCAAATGTACTCGCCTGGCACCAATGAGTTTGGTTTCCATTGTGGGGGTGTGGGGGGCTCTGGAACTACAACCCTAAGTAATATTTCTAAGATTGGTATTTGGACTTCAAGCACCTCATTTGGTAATCTTTGTTTAGGGACAAGAGCTGGACACGCCATTGCTTGTAATTTTGATTATGATTCTAATCCATCTTTTTACATTCTTGGGGGTGTAAGTAGCGTAAGCCCTAGTCTTTTATATCTTTCGACTTGTGAGAAGTTTGTTAGTAACTACGCCTCTGTGCAACAGATGGGATCTTTATCTTTAGCTTGCATTACTAGGAGCATGAGCAATAGGTTTTCTTCTTACTTGCTGGGGGCCTTAACTGGATCTAGTTCTTGGACTTACAGTTACATGGATGAAATTTCTTTCGCAACTGGAGAAATTGCATCTGGATTGCTACAACTTAGTTTCTTATCCTCTTCTCAGCCTTATGGGTTAGGGGTAGTTTCTAGTTCTCAGGCTGGTCGCTCTCTGGATAAAGGCTGTGGTATGGTCCGAAAACCCGTTGGGACCAGTAATTATGTTAGTTCTGTTTTTACCATTGATTTTTCTTCGGGGTCTTTAACTCAGCAGATAGCGGATTTAGATATCGATATTACTGGGTCTTTAAACCCAGATGCTTGTAGTATGTAAAAAGAAATGAAGATTATTAAATAAGTTTCTTAAAACTAGGGGAGAAAAAATTGTGTCTAACGAAACTTTTTATCCTGCGTCGCTAGTTAGCGAGGAGATTGCACTAAACAAAGATACAATCTATGCTTATATTAGGGATTATGTAAAAAGTTACTTAGAAGTTGAGAATATTGATGTTTCTAAGACTCCGGTTATTTATTCTATATGTAAGATTCTATCTGAATTATCTATTAACCAACTTTTTTATTCTTTGGTTTCGTACAGGGAGTTTTTTCTCACCCAAGCAAAGTTACCAGAGAGCATCTATAATTTGGCAGCATTTGTTGCGTACTCCCCCAAGAATGCATATTATAGCGAGACACAACTAAACATTGCTCTAAGATTAGATTTTGCTTCGCCCCAAGTTACAATTCAAATTCCAAAAGGAACCACTATTGCCTCTCAATACAATACGAGCGGGATTGTATTTCGAATTCCTAAAGATATTCTAATAGAAATCTCTGGGGGCTATCCCAAGAGTGTAACCGAGATAGATCCAGATACATCTGAGTCTCAATCCTTGGCGTTTGTCCTAGATACTACCACAAATGATGCCCCATACGTTATATTCTCGACTTCTATTAAACAATTAGACGAGAAAGTTTATTCTGCTACAATTCCCTCTGATATAAAACCATACCAATTCTTAACGATGGATTTCTTATATTCTAACCAACTATATGATGTTGAGGTTGAGGTCTTAGAAGCCGGCTCGGCATCTTGGATTCCTTATAAGAAGTATGATAGTTTGTTTCTTCTTTTATCAGATAGCGAGGGATTTGTCTACAAAAGAGTTTCCACTGGGGGAAATGAAAAACTAGTTCGAATCTTTTTTGGGAACTCTCTTGCAGGAAAACAACCTCCCCCTGGATCTAAAGTCCGAGTTAAGATCTATGAAACTATGGGTTCCATGGGTAATGTTCCAGCATATTCTATAACTAGTTTACAAACTCAAGTTAAGATTCAAGATGGTCCCATTTCTAGGACTGTGTCTTTGATGGTAGGGAATCCATTTCCTAGTTCTGGTGGGAAAGATGAAGAAGATCTAGAGACGGTTCGCTATAATTCTCTTCAACATATAAGCACCATTTTTAAGCTTGTTTCTACGAATGATTATGAAAATCTTCAAGTTGTGGATCGAGAAACCTCTTATGATCAATGTGTTCCTATTCTTAAAAGATCTGATACTCAGGTAAATGATATCCAAGAATATATAACTGCGAAATCAGAAACATACGATATCATTACGTCTAAAACGCAACAAACCTTACTTCCTTTTAGGAATGAGAAGCTTGCTTTTAATTTTACCTGTGATCCAGATTCTGGTAACGAGGTTTTCTTTACTCCCTCTGACCAAGTATTTGAAATTGATGGAGAAACCTACGCTTCGATCTTTGCAGGAGTATTCAGTATTAGGTCTAACCAGTTCAAGTATCTTCTTCCTCTTAAAAATCAAATCATAAGCCCCAATGTCATATATCAAAATCCGGACTATGAGTCAGGCCTTATATCTTTTGTTACATATTCTGGAAGCCCCACAAGGCTCCGAGTTAATGTGAAAAGAGACCAAACTGAGCTTCCGGAATTAACGAACGAAGATTATTCTTATGAGTGGTTTTGTAAGATTAAATTCTTAGATACGAACTCAGAAATTGAACTTAGCGAGGGATCAGACGAGTTCTTTGAAACATCTTTCACCAATATTGATCTTGTTCCAACCCCTAGGGCTATCACAGGAGAAGAGATTCAAGCTGAGATTAATTTTGGTTTCCTCGTAGTCGAGGATTCAACCTCCATTATTAGTTCCGAGCTAGTAACGAAAGCCCTTACAAATTTTCGATTATCTGTAGACTTGTTTCCTGTGATGAGAAGCACTTTTCGAGTGCAATCGAGCAGCGCTTTGGGGTTTCGTTTTTCTGGGGCCTCTTACGGCCGAGAATACAATATTGGACCATTAGATATATGGAGGGCGGAAGAAGTCCAAACTAGCACTTGGCGCAATGTTGGGATTTTTTATGGAGGATGCAGGTTTGAATACAACGTTGCTTTTATTCATCTTTCTCTCGTATCTTTTGACACTAGTGAGGTCTTGCTTACAAATAATGACTTATGGTGGTATGGGAGACTTGCTGGGTCTGGCTCATGTACTCCTGGAGGCAACGAGGTAGCTTTTGTTGGTGGATCACAAAGTTGGCTTGATTCCCCCGGTGCATTTAAAGCGGTTCCAAATACAAGCGACTCACTTTTAGATGTAACGTTCTATGATCTGGCAAATGATTCTTGGTCTGGGCGGACTTGTAGTTTAAATAATGGTCTTCTTTGGCCGGTTTCTTTTGCTATGTCTGATAAGATTATCGTTGTTGGTGGTTTTAGTCTACATAACTCATTATTTACGGACGTGGTTTTGGATCTCTATGATGATCGAACGCTAACTACCAGCATGAGATCTCTTTCATATGCGAGAGGCATTTCTAACGCAGCTCAAAGTTATGTTGGGGATTGTTTTGTTATTGGAGGAGTAACACAATTTTCTGATATTAATAGTATTGTGGCGGATGTATCGGATATTGAGATTTTGTATGCGGGATCTGAAGGTGTGGGATCTTATTGGGGATCTTTACAATCTAGCAGAGCTGGGTCATACGTATATAATGATCTTTATACTTGTACTTTATTTGGAGGAATAACTGATGGAACGGGAGATGAATATTATTTTGATATGGAGGAATTTTCATTAGTTTCTTCCGGATCCGCAAGTTCTATTGGGACCCTTTCAGATAGAATTGCTGGTGGTGCTAGTTGTTCAAACTCTCTATATGGTGGTGCTATGGCTTTTGGTTCGGCAGGAGATCATTATCTTGACTATGTGGCTTGGTTTGATGGAAGTTCTTTAAGTTATCTGTGCTCTATGTCAGACTGGTGGGGTAGCAACATGGGTTGGACCCAAGCAACATCAGGACAAAAAGAAGAGAGTCAAACTTCGGTCCAATATACTCATTATGCTTGGTCTTGGATACAAGATTTAACAAAAGCCGAGATCAATATGAAAATTCAAGAAGCAACCCCTAAATTTGATTCCATAGACCCAGTTTCTATCTCAGGAGGCAATAACTTAGACCAAGATCTAGCGGAAGGGAACCGAAAAGTCACTTTTCGAATCCGCGCTGAGTTGAGCTCTCAACCAGATTTATTTAGTTCTCCACAAGATTTCATTTCTAGAACTAAAACCAGTACCTATGTAGAGAAAGAGGTTATTTTTAATGACGCAACCACAAGCACCGAACTAACCATTGATATTACCCCAGTAATACAAGAACTAGTGAGTTATGTTTTTGATTCTACCTCTCCCATTACTATTCCTTTTACGTGGGATGCGTTCTCAGTCGTCTTTTTCATAGAAACGCAAGAAGATAATTCTAATACCGTTTTTGTCTTAGACCAATCAACGGGAGTTAATCTGCGAATAACCTACACAACTCAAGATGGGACTAAAACTGAGCAAATTCCAAGTTCTGATTTCTTTGTTTACTGGGATGTTCCATTCGGTTCTTATTACTCGCTAGGAGATTGGTCTAAGCTAGCCATTGGAACTAAGTACATACAATAAAAAAATAAGAAGGAGGAACCATCTAGTGTCAAAAATCATCGTCTACGATGTTCCTGTTATTCTAAAATCTTATTATGATTCCATCGATAAAAAGGCTTTTGAGCTGAACATTATTCAGAAACTCTTAAAGAGCGCAACATTTTCTAAGTATAGGATGTTAACTGATTTCGTAAACTTAAAATTTGCGAATTGCTATGGTACTATGCGAAATATGCAATACAATCGAGTTACGCAGGAAGACGTATTGGATATGGACTTAAAGCAAGTTCCTTCAAGCGGAATCGTAGGGGATCGTTACATTGTCTCAGGCGCTGAGGGTGGGTCATGGCAAGGTAAGAAAGATATGATCGCTCAACTGGAGCAAGTAACTCCGGTTATGCAATGGAGCTTCATACAACCAAAGGTAGATGACATTGTATATGTACAAAGCAAAGAAAAGAAATACGTTTTTGGTGACCTAGGTTGGGTAGTCCCAGAGTTTACGATTCCCCTAAAGATTTCTTTGGAGCTTGTTAGGGAGTCTTTATCTCCAGTTTCGGAGGTTTTATTGATTCCCACTGTGAAGGAAACTTTGGTTGAGTCCTTTAAGTCTCGTTTTGGAATTCAGAAAAGCTTATTTCGATCTGAAATTATTGATGTGTGTCATAACATAAATGGGGTAGAGCATGTTAGGCTTATTGAACCAAAGTGCAATATCTTTTATAATTATAGTCTAGAGGATTTATCTGAGCAGGAATTAGTAGAATACGTTCCTGAGTTCTTATATTTTACAGAAAGCGACGTAATGGTTACCGTATTATCTAGCCAAGTTAAATCGTAAGAACTTCTATGTATATACACATATGCTAGACTCCATACATAAAAGAGAGAGAGTCAAAAAAGATGCTTGATCTAATTACAAAAATTGTTTCTTCTCCTATATCGACCCAAAGAAATGTACGAATCTTAATTGTTAAGAAAGCTGCGTCGGATCTTGCCTCTTTATCTGGAACGTGTTTCTATCCAAAGTTTAGAGAATTTTCTTTGCAACTTACTAGGGAGTTAGGAACTAGTCCCTCAGCTATCCTCAACTCCATGGATTCCTTTTTTGCTGGGAGTAAAATTAAAGAGCACTGGAAATTAGAACGAAATCCAGATTCTTATCTTTTAGTTTCTTTGGCTGGGTCTTTTTTGTTAGTTGGTGATATGAGTATGTATAAGACTTCGTTGCTTTTACTTGTAATTTTACATTACTCGAATTTCTTGCATAAGAACCTTAAGTACTGCAACCCAGATGCTTTTTCCCTAGCCCTACAACTCATTCCTAAAAC